ACGTCTGTGCTGATATTCTGCAAATCATTGCGGGCAGAAATGTTAAAGCAATATCCTTTGACCGCTGGCGGATTGATGTTCTCAAAAAAGAGTTTAACCGGCTTGGCGTAGAGATGCCGCTGGAGCCGTTTGGCCAGGGCTTTAAGGATATGGCCCCGGCCATTGACACGCTGGAAGCCGAGCTGCTGAACGGCAGATTACGGCACGGAATGAATCCAGTTCTGACGCTGTGCGCGGCAAACGCTACAGTTGTCAAGGACGCAGCAGGCGGGCGCAAGCTGGATAAATCCAAATCAACAGGCTGCATTGATGGGATGGTTGCCTTAACTATGGCGCTTGGCGCTGTGAAGTCTGAGGAGCAGGAAGATCCTTCCCCATGGGAAGATCCCAGCTTCAGCTTATCCGCATAATTGGATATTGAAACAATCATTCTGATATGTTAATATACGATTTGTATTAAATACCAACTATTCAAGCACGGGCTTTTATGGCTTTATTTTGGAACAACCGTACAGAAAAAAGGGCCTCAATCGAGAACCCTTCTGTGCCTGTATCCTCTGCCGCATTCATGGATTTTTTTGGCGTAGGCAACGGAACCAGCGCGGCGGGCGTGACTGTCACGCTAGATAACGCAATGGGCGTGCCTGCTATTTGGGCTGCTGTAAATTTCCTTTCCGGGACTATTGCAGGGCTTCCGCTAAAGCATTATCGCAAGACCGACAAAGGCCGCGAGGAAGTTAAAGGGCTTCTCGGCACGATTCTGCACAAAGCGGCAAATGAAGAGGTTAGTTCATTTGATTGGCGAAAATACTCCTTTGAGCGCACTTTCACCTATGGCAGGCAGATAACTTATATCGAGCGCGAGGGTGGACGGATTGTAAACCTTTACCCGTTAGACCCCGCAAAAGTAACCGTTAAGCGGGCATCTGGTAGAAAAACTTACAGCTATCAAGACCCAGGTAGGCGCGTTAAGAACTACGCGGCATCAGAAATACTTGACATCCCTTTTTGCTTGAAAGCAGACCAACTAACAGCAATGAGTCCTCTGCTTACTAATCGAGACACAGTGGGCCTCGCATTGGCGGCCACAAATTACGGCAGCAAATTTTTTGAGAACGGGGGAGTGCCGCCTTTTGTTATGACGGGCAACTTTCAATCTGGCACGGCGCTTAATCGCGCTTCCGAAGATTTGCAGGCGGCGGTTAAAAACGCCACAAAGGACAAGCGCCTTGCGCTGACTTTACCGGCAGGGCATGAGATCAAAACGCTAGGCGTTGATCTTGAGAAATCGCAGTTAGTGGAGCTGAAGCGGTTCATCATTGAGGAAATTGCGCGTATCTATTCGATACCTCCAAATTTTCTGCAAGACCTAACGCGCTCAACTTTTTCTAATGTTGAACAGCAGGATTTACATCTTGTTAAGCATACAGTAAAGCGATGGGTTGAACAGGCCGAACAGGAAATGAATCTTAAATTTTTTGGCCGGGATAACGATGATGAATATGTTGAGTTTAATCTTGATGGCTTGTTGCGCGGTGACTTCGCAACACGCATGGCGGGATATGCTCAAGCGATTCAAAATTCAATTTACACTCCCGCACAAGTTCACGCAAAAGAAAACCTGCCGTCCCGTGAGGAGGCTGATGTGCTGCTGATTCAGGGCGCAACTGTACCTTTAGGTTCACAACCCACACAAGGAATCCCAAATGCAGACAACTGAAAAACGCGCAGGGCTTCCCGCTGAGATCCGCGCACAGGATAGCGGCCTGATTAAAGTCTCAGGTTATGCGGCGGTGTTCAACCAGGCGGCTGATATTGGTGGACACTTCCGCGAAGTAATAGCACCTGGCGCATTTACCGCAGCGATTAGCCGCGATGATGTGGTGTTCGTTATCAACCATGAAGGCTTGCCGCTGGCCCGCAGCCGTGCGGGGGTTGGGACGTTGACGCTACTGGAAGATGACCACGGCTTGTACATGGAAACCGAGCTTGATCCTGATGACCCGGATGTGAAATCCATTGTGCCAAAAATGAAGCGCGGCGACCTGGATAAAATGAGTTTTGCGTTTTCAATTGGCGTTCAGGAATGGGATGAAACCGGCGATATACCGCAGCGAACCATCAGGGAGGCTAGTCTTTTTGATGTGTCCATCGTCACAAGTCCCGCCTATGACGGGACAGAAATAGGGCTGAGAAGCCTTGAGCAGCACAGGAAGAAGAATATACCGCAACAGGGCGCGTCACTGGCCCGGATGCGTATGAAGTTGTCCCTGTTGGGGCAAAAAGTCAGGTAGCGTTTCCCGCTAACTGTCATCAAATGCGCTTTGGCGCGAGGAGATATGGAATGAGCGTTACAAAACAGCGGGATCGCATGGCAGAACTTGCTACCGAGGCCCGAAAAGAGCTTGACCGCATTACCGAAACAATGCCCGCGTCTGAAGTCAAAGAGATTGAGGCGCGTTTCGACACAATCATGGCCGATCACGATGCCCTAAATGCTCGCATTGAGCGTGAGGAAAAGATAGCGGCTGCTGAAAAGCGGGCTACTGAGTCACGCAGACCAGACCTTGACGGCGAATCACGCGGCATTGAGGATAAATTGCCAGAGTACCGCGAAGTGTTTGCAAAAGTTATCTGCGGTATGCAGGACGATTTAAGCACAGATGAGCGGAAGATTTTACGGCAAGGCGTTACTGAGTTCCGCGCACAGACAGCAGGAACGACCACGGCTGGCGGCTTTACCGTTCCTACCACTTTGGCTAACGAGATCGTCCGATCCATGCTGGCCTGGGGGCCAATGTATGATGAGGCAGTAGGTACTGTCATCGTTACGCCAAGCGGCAACCCGATGAAGATACCAACCATTAACGACACGGCTGTTTCTGCTGTTGCTCACACTGAGGCCACGGCGCTGACTGATGACGGCGGCAGTGATGCAACCTTTGGGCAGAAGTCACTCGACGCATACGCATTTGATACGGAGTTTTTGCGCTGGTCGTGGGAACTGGACATGGATTCAATCTTTAACATGGAGCAGTTACTTGGTTCCCTGTTGGGTGAGCGCCTTGGCCGTATTGCCAACTTGCAACTGACAACAGGCACTGGATCATCAGCACCTAACGGCATTGTCACTGCGTCCACTTTGGGCAAGACTGCTGCTGGAACTGCGGCCATTACCTTTGATGAAATTCTGGAACTGGAACACTCAGTTGATCCAGCGTATAGAATGTCGCCACGCGCGCGTTATATGTTCAATGATTCAACCTTCCTTGCTATCCGCAAGCTGAAGGATGGACAAGGCAACTATCTGTGGCAGCAGGGCGATGTGAGGGGCGGTGCTCCTTCGACTTTTAATGGTCGAGCCTACAGCATTAATCAGGCTATGGACTCACTTGCGGCTGCTAAGAAGGTCATGCTGTTTGGTGACTTCAGTAAGTATTATGTGCGTAAAGTCGGCGCTCCTGTTATCGGCGTGATGAAAGAGCGTTTCTGGCCTGATCTTGGTATTGCTGGCCTGATACGTTTTGACGGCGAACTAGGCGACACAGCAGCGGTGAAGCACCTGATTACAGCGGCTAGTTAAAAAAACGGGGGTGCTCAGAGTTTGGGCGCTCCCTTTTTTTGTGGGGTTTTGGAATGGTCATAAGACTATTAGTAAGCCGCGCAGGTAATGGGTTCGCTCAAAACTGCGGCGATGTCATAGAAGTGTCAGATGCGGAAGCTATACGAATGATTGAAGCTGGACAGGCAGTGCCTGCGGTGGAAGTCAAACAAGAATTTGCAAGCAAAAAGCCACGGGAAAAAAGAGTTAAATAATGTACTCAATTTCAGCCATTAGTCCGTTTGCCGAAAGTCCGGTGTCTGTGTGGCAGGTCAAAGCAGACCTGCGAATACAACACAGCGACGACGATTCACTGTTACGCGATTACATCGCGGCGGCTACGGCTTACTGTGCATTTCCTGATGGCGTGACCGGAAAGGTTTTATCCACACAAGATTTTGTTTTTAAGACCAGGGGCGCTGATAAGGACGGGTATGTATACCTTCCCGCTACGCCTGCTCAAAGTATTACAACAGTTACTTACTATGACTCTGATAACGCCTCTCAGAGTTTAGACCTTGCTGATTATGAGTTTTTTGGCAACGAGGATACAGCCTTTATCAAAGGCGTTTGGCCTGCACTGTATGACCGATTCGATGCGGTGACTGTTACCTATAAGGCTGGCTTCGTCAACCCGCCTGAGAACGTATCCAGGGCCATCAGGCTGATAGCGGCGCACTGGTACGAGCACAGGACAGAGGTTGTTCTAGGCGCTACCCCAAGTACGTTACCGATGGCGGCTCAATCACTGCTTAGTATAAGCCGCAAGGGGTGGGCTTCGTGAGGTGGAGGCCGGGTGAGCTTGACCAGCAGATCAATGTTCAGCGCGAAACGCTGACGACTGACGGCATGGGCGGGGATACGGTGGCATTGTCAACCACACATACAAAATTGTGGGCAAAGGTGATGCCGCTATCAGGAAAAGAGTTTGAAAGGTTTGAGCAATTAAACACAGCCGGGATGGTGAAGTTTATTCTGCGTTACGTTGCGGGGATAAGGGCTGACGACAGAATTATATGGAATGATGAGTCTTATAACATCAGGTACATCCAGCAGGGTTCTGCCAGGGATATGTATCTTGAGATTACCGCTGAAAAAGGTGTCGCGCTGTGAATACTGGAATAACTTTTACGGGCGTTGGTGAAGTAAAGAGAATCCTTGAGCAGATTGCGCCGAGACACGCAAGGAACATTATGAGGGCCACGGTTCACGGCATTGCTGGGGCTGTAGCAAAGGATGCAAAGGATGGTGCTCCGGTAGGCTCCGGTACGCTGAAAAAAGCGATTAAAGCAAAGCGCAGAAACACACGCGACCCGAATAACCCGCAATCAGATGTGATTGTTGAGCACGGGAATGTAAAGAATGATGCCTACTATTGGCGCTTTGTCGAGTACGGAACTGGCGGCGGCAAAGGCTCGCACCTTGCGGGTATTATTATGCCAGATGCTCATCCGTTTATGAAGCCAGCAGCAACAAAGGCGAAACAGAATTTGAAAGAAATAATGATCGAGCAGTTTGGTAAAAAGCTGGAAGCCGCACTTAAACGCGAGGCCAAGAAAAACAAATGAGTTTTGAGACTGCCGTTCAGCAAATGGTATACGCAGCCTTAACCGGGGTGGTTACTGTTTATGATGCTGTTCCGCAAGGCGCGGCTTATCCATACGCCACGATTGGCGAGGATAGCGTGAGCGAATGGGACACGGTTAGCGACACAGGCGCGGATTGTTCGGTGACGATTCATACCTGGTCAAGAGGCCGTGGACGCAAAGAAATAAAGGCAATGCAGGGCTTGATATTCGCGGCACTGCACGACCAGACATTCATTGTATCAGGCTTTAATGTGGTTAGCGTGTACTTTGAAAACAGTAATAGCTTTATGGATGCTGATGGACTCACTCGCCACGGTGTTCAATCTTTTAGAGTGCTGATAGAGAGGACTTAATCATGGCAGCACTTGCGGGCCGTACCGGAACACTGAAAAAAAATGCTGTTGTTATCGCAGGCGTTCGTACTAAAACTATCTCATGGTCGGGTGGGTCTATCAATGTAACCTCCGGCGAGGATGCAGGAATCCGGCAGTTGCTTGAGGAGTCGGCAGAGGAACAGATTGATATTAGTTTTGATGGCGTATCAAAGGCAAGCACTATTGCAGTGATTGCGCTGAACGGCGGAACAAGGATATTGACTGATATTTCTCTTGACCTGGGCCACGGCGTTATCACCGGGAACTTCCGCCTGGCGTCCTACGAGGAAGGCTTGCCCTATAACGATGCCGTCACATTTTCCGCATCACTGGAAAGTTCTGGCGCATGGACTTACACAGCGGCATAAGGAATTATAGAATGTCCTTTCAAGAAGTGGGGTTGAGTTGGGATGGCAAGGAGTATGTTGTGCCTGCTGACCAGGTGATGGGCCTTGTTAACGCTGTGGAAGAAATTATTACGCTCGAGGAACTTTATGGCGTGGGTATTAAGCGCATGAAGTTGTCTCAAGCGTACGCAGCAGCGTTGCGTTATGCCGGTGCGGGGGTTAATGCAGAGCAGATATATTCTGCGATGTTTGGCCCTGACGCTGGCGTGACAACCAGGGCCGCTGTAAGTGGAATACTTGCTTTGATGATCCCGCCTGAGCATATCACCACGGCGTTGTCGCAGGGAAAAAAGACGCAGGGCCGCAAGAAGAAAACCGGCGGTTAGTCCGAGAGGCCTATCTGCTGGCTTGTGGCCCTTGGCAGCTTGCGCCGAGTGAGTTCTGGCGTATGCACCCTGCTGAGTGGTGGTGGTTTTTTGAAGCAAAAATGCCGCCAGAAAAGATGAACGCATCAGCCCATAAATGGCAGGAACTTTACGAACTGTTGGAGTAATTGGAATGGCCGGTGGAGTTGTTGCAGATGTTGGTGTGAGAGTCGGGGCTGATGTGCTTCCGCTTGTTCGCGGTTTGGACAAGGGGAGTAAGCACGTTGACAGCTTCGGCACTCGCTCAGTTCGTCAGTTATCAAAAACCACGGCCCACATGGTTAAACTTGGCGCTGCTGCCACGGCTGCGGGCGCGGCTATGGCGGCTGCGTTGTACGCGAAGGGCGCATCACTCATTGACCAGCAGGCAAAACTGGCACGTTCGATGGATAGCAGCGTTCTGGCGATTCAGTCGCTGGATCGGGCGGCGGAGTTGGCTGGAATATCTCAAGATGGTTTGGCTAATGCGGCGGGGAAATTAAACGCGCGGCTAGGTGAGGCTATGCGCGGGACGGGCCAGGCTGCATCACAGCTTGAAAGGCTGAATCTGTCGGCAAGTGACCTGGCTGCAATGGAGGCGGATGAACGGCTTGCGGCAATCGCAGACCGCATGAAAGCACTCGGCTATAACTCGGCACAGGCTGGCGATGCGTTAAAGCAGTTCGGTATCCGGGAGGAGCAAATTGTCGGGCTGATGCTTGAAGGTGGCGATGCGTTCAGATCTGCTCGTCAAGAGGTTCAGGATTTTGGCATTGCGGTATCTGATGTTGATGCGGCAAAAGTGGAGGCCGCAAATGACGCATGGACATCTATTAAATTAACTTTACAGGGCGTGGCTAATCAGGTCGCTATTCAGCTCGCGCCATACGTTACCCTTGTTGGAAACAGGTTCGGGGATGCTGCAAAAGAGGCTGGCGGCTTCGGCTCTGAAGTTGAGACGGTTCTGGATCGCGTGGTTACGGCTGTTGGGTTTGTTGCGAATTCGTTGCACGGCATGAGAATAATTATCAAGAGTCTGGAGGCGGCTTTCTACGGATTTGCGGTTGTTGTGAATAAAATTTTCCAGGGAATTAATGCAGCTTTTGGAACAATCATTGATGGTATCTCAGGCAACATTAACTCTCTAATCGCTCAATTAAATAATATCCCTGGTGTTGACCTTGACTTAATCAATATAAGTCACTTCACTCGCGTATCTGCTGAGTTTGAGCAGTCCGCAGATAGAATGATTGACAAGATGAAGGAGACTGCATCAGAGGCTAATGAGCTTGCCCTGCAAGAGTTGCCGCTTAACGCAATGCGTGAGTTTATAGTGGAGGCCAGGGCGGTGTCACAGGCTGCTGCGGAGGCTTCGGCAGCGGCCAGGGATGCGTCTAAAGATATGAGCGGGGGCGATTCTGAACCATCGCCAGAACTGCTTGAGCATTACGCACAGTTGAAGATCGCGGCTAACGATGCAGCGGCAGCGGCTAATGATGCGCTTGCGGCTGTTTATTCAACTGCCGCGCCGTCTCCTGACGCGCTGGAAAATTACGCACAGTTGAAGATCGCGGCAGATGCTGCTGCACTGGCGGCTGAGAATGTACGCACTCAGATCAATTGGGACGCATCAAGCACCACTGAGCAGGATGCGGCGGCAAAAAGGCTGGAAGTATTGCGCGAGTCAATGAAAAGCGAGCGTGATTTACTGGAAGAACAGAACGCTGCTACTGATGCACTTTTGAGCTACGGACTTGAAACAAGCCTAATTAATTTGAAGCAACACGGCGAGCTTGTTTTGGCTACACAGCAGAAACATGCAGAGGCACTTGCGGCACTTGAAACTGACAGGCTTAACCAGGAGAAAAGCCGATTAGCAGAACACTTGGCGGCTGGCTATCTCACGCAGGAAGAATACAACCTAAAGATGCTATCTGCTCAACAGGCACACGATGAAGCACTGGCTTTAATCAGCCAGCGTAATTATGAATTTGATGCTGAGTTTTTGAAGGCTCGTCTTGATAATAAACTGATTACGCAGGAAGAATACAACCTGTTAATGGAGGCCGAAGCGCAGCGGCACGTTGACGCGATGCTTGCTATTGCCAGGGGCGGTGACATTAAAGATAAGACAGACCAGGATAAAGCAGATGCGGAAAAAGTGGCAGGCAAGCAGCAGATGTGGAATGACCTTACATCCTTAATGAACAGCAAAAGTAAAAAGATGTTCCAGATTGGCAAGGCTGCGGCGATTGCTCAGATGACAATTGAGGGGTGGAGTTCCGCATCGTCTGCGTGGGCTGCTGGCATGAAAACTGGCGGGCCTTGGCTAGCCGCGGCTTACACTGCTGCCTCACTTGCAAAAACAGGCGTGATGATAAGCAATGCCAGATCACAGCAGTTCGGCGGCGGTTCTGGTAGCGGAAGCACTACATCATTTAGCGGCGGTGTGCCCGTTCAGAACGTACAGCAGGCTGGCTCATCATCGCAGCAGCAACCGCAGCAGCGCAATGTCAGTATTAGCGTGTCGGGTGGATTTATATCTACAGACGCACTCAGGAGCCTGATTGGGCAGATTGGAGAACAACTTGGCGATGGTGTCAATCTGAGGTTAGCAAATGCCTGATGCAACTATTATCGGTTATAACAATCTGCTAGCTGGCGCAACGGCTGACCCTGTAGGCGCTGCTGTTGCTTTAATCCCAAGCACAGCAGAAAGTTACACGGACGGCACTGCAACAGTTACATTCACTGCGGCTGCGAATTTCACGGCGGATTATATCGCGGTTGGTGCTCACAATTTCGGAACAACTGGTAAAACAATAACAATCCAGTACAGCACCACTACAGGCGGCTCTTTCGTGAATGTTTTCTCAGGGATTCCGACAAGCGATAACGCCATCATGCAGACTTTTGCAAGCCTGAGCATCCGGCGTGTGCGTATAGTGATTGCAGGCGGTTCTGGCAATTTCCGCCTGGGAGTTGTTTATTCGGGGGCTTATATCACGATGGAGCAATCAATATACGGTGGACATTCCCCGCTGACCTTATCCGCGCAGACTGATTATCAAAACAACGAGACTGACACAGGTAACTGGTTGTCTCGCTCTATTGTTAAGCGCGGGCTGGCTGGCTCGTTTGAGTTCAGGCACATAACCGCTTCATGGTATCGTTCAACATTTCATCCGTTTGTCAAGAGCGCCAGAACGCTACCTTTTTTTATTAAGTGGAGGCCAACAGGCTACCCGCTTGAGGCGGCGCTGTGCTGGACAACAGGGGATATTATACCGCGCAATATGGGGGTTCGTGATTTTATGGAAGTCACTGTTCCTGTTCGCGGATATGGTGATGTTCAGTGACATTCGCGGCGCGTAAAACAGACTTTGACCGACAGCATATATTTGTTGTTGAAATTGACATGGACTACTGTGATCTGACCTATGGGACAGTGCCCTGCACAGCATCAGTCGGGGTGACGGGTTCACAGCGTTGTTTTAATACTTATAAGACATGCCAAGACCAGGCGAACATAGATACATCGTTAAAGACTTATCGTTTTGTTTTGGACGTATCACCGCTGCCTGCTGACCTTGATGCCATTCCATCACTTCGCTCAGTTGATATGAGTCCTTCAATTATTGACTACGCTGGCGGGCTTGGTGTCCGCGCCAGCGTATCGCTGAGTTTTACAGACCATCCTCATTCAGATACCGGCATAGATAATTACTTATCGACGCGCTCATACATTGCATCAGATGTTGGGACTTTTTGGAGCAAGTTTCGGTCAAGAAATCCGTACTACATGGGGCGACCAGTTCGCGTTTTATCTGGTTATATTGTGGACGGTGTATACGATGCAGCGAACTTTGAGACCCGTCACTATGTAATTGAGCAGATTAGCGTTAGTGATGGGCAATGCAGAATTGTTGCGAAAGACCCGTTAAAGCTGGCAGATAATGCCCGCGCACAATTGCCGCAGCCGAGCAACGGCCAGTTAGCAAATGACCTGCCGATTGACACGACAACAGTATCTCTATCTCCAGCAGGTGTTGGCGCTCAGTATAGTTCATCAGGGTATATCAGGGTGCGCTCTGAAGTGATGGCCTTCACGCGCTCATCTGACGCGCTCACACTGACAAGGGGGCAGTTCAATACTTCTCAAGATTCGCACAAAGCGGGGGATACGGTGCAGGAGTGTACCCATTTTGATTCAGCGTCCCTTGATGAAATTCTGACTTCTTTACTCGTGGATGGTGCGGGCATTTCCTCTGGATTTCTCGATACGGCGCAATGGGCTGATGATATTGACGACTATTTAACGGGTCTTTTGAGTGCTCTGATTGTTGAGCCTACGGGCGTGACTACGTTGTTAAAAGAGATCGGAGAACAAGCACCCCATGTGATTTATTGGGATGAGCGCACACAGAAAATATATTTAAAAGCAATTAAGCCGCCACCATCCACCAGCGACACGCTTACGCAGGAAGATCACCTTATGGCCTTTGCCACGCAGGACAGATCATCCATGCGCGAATCAACTATAGTTGTTCACTTTGGGCAGATCAACCCAACGAAAAAACTGGATGAAGTTGATAACTATTCGCAGACTTACGTTAGAACTGATGCTGATTCGGTTTCGTTGTACGGCTCTAACCAGATTAAGACCATCTATTCCAGATGGATTACTTCAGTTAATAAGGCTGCTGCTGTATTGCTTGCATCACGCAGGGGGAGGCGGTGGGCTGATATTCCGCGCACAGTATCCTTTGCGCTCGATTCTAAGAATTCAGATTTATGGGCAGGCGACACGGTGGAGTTGAGCCACAGATATTTAGCAGATTTCACAGGCGCTGCTGGCACTCAGTTATTCCAGATAACGTCCGTGTCTGAGGAGAAGGACTTATACAAGTATACAGGCATTGAGTATAACTATTCTGATGCGGATCTAGTTGATCCTGGCGAAGGGGTGAGGAATATCATTATCGGAGAAAACACAAACGATATAAACGTAAGACTTATTCACGACACGTTATTCCCCCCGCCTACAGCTACAACAGAGGTTGTATTAACTATTGAGTCGGGCGTTACAGTTGGCGCTACCAGTTCATTTTT